CACCTACCCTTTCTCTCTCGTTATCACATCAAACAACACAGCCAAGCAATACATCAACAAGACGAACATCAGACTCGTCAAGCCTATGGCTATGAACCAACCGCCCACTTCCATTAAGAACTCGCCCATGCTTACCTCACTTTCTTTGTCAATGGGTTTGTGCTACTTGTTGGAGAGAATTCTCTCCGTTTCATGTAACTTCTTTGCCTTCTCATACCTAGAACACGCATGGCAACGACTAACGCCCTGCTTACCACACCTAAAACAAGACTTATACATATCAACTCCCTATTTTCTGTATCTGAGCAGTTAACGCTGTTTGTAAATCTTCTGCGTTAGCAAGCATGCGGTCGTAGAACAGAGCATGGTCGCCTGTGTTACTAACAGACTCAACATCATCAAGTATCTGATGGGATACCTCAGTCAGTCGCTTTAACAAAATGCATACTTCTTCTATCTGCATCATCACATTGCCCCCAAAAGAACACGCAACATCTGTGCAATAAAGAAAAACAACGCAAGGGCAAGAATCACCCATATAAATTTATCATCATCCATCCAGTTCATACCGCACCTACCTTTCTTCGTTTGATTAACTCGTTGATTTGTATACACACTTCTACTACTTCGCCTGCTTTGACTCGGTCTATCAGGTCTTGTCTTATTCGTTTCGCCTCTGCGTAGTTGTACCTATGTTGATCTAGCATGGCGTGTTGTGCTGGTGTTGCCTGTTCGGGCATATGGTTTTGGTATGAGTAGTAGCGTGAGGCATAGCGTGTGACTTGCTTTTGGAGGTTTGCCTTGAGTTCGCTTTGCCAGCCCAATCGTTTCTTTTGCCAATACTCTTTCATGACTCGTGCTCTTGCTTTTGGGATAGCCTTTCGCTTTTCTTGTATCAGGGCTTCGCCTATGACGGGGTTCATGTCGCCTGTTGTGATCTTGTTGCGTATCTCTTTGATGGATAGCGGTGTGCGTCTTTTTTTGATTCTTCTACAGGTGTTGCACAACGAACTGTACAATGTGTGCCTTGTCTTGAGGTTCGGTTTCTTGAGTAATGCTTTGCTTTGTGCAAGTGTTAGCACTCGGTGGAATTCCTTTTTGGGTTTGGTTTCGTTGCATGATGCACAAAGTTTTAAGGACAACTTGTCCTCAATAAGTGATGACCGAAGATGCGAAGGCATAAGAGTTCTCCTAAAAATCTGACAATAGTCTACCATCTAAGTACAGGTGGACACATAAGTGGACGCCATGAGAAGTATACAGAATATGGCTTGATAAGGGTAGTGACCAAAGTGTATACGAGCTACAGAGTTTTTTTAACCTAACTAATTCTTTCAACAAGAATACTTTGTCCACTTTTTTCTCTCTTATTATTATGTATTCTATTCTCTTTTATATATATATAGGTATGTTGCCAAGTTGACGCAATCATATTCTATATACCTTTGGGAGCGTCCACTATATGTCCACTTGTAGTAAAGAGGTAGACTATTGTCAACTTGGGGTAAAAAGAGGGGTTCTCCACAACACATTGCAGAGAACCCATTAGCATCATTCAATCCGCCCACTTAGAACGAGCTAGTGCGACTGATGTAACAATGAACCAGCCATCTCGAAAGCCATCATTAGCACCTAGCTTCTTGAGTGCGTTGAGTGCCGTCTTGTAGTGGTCGTGGCATTTCATCATGCCGTTAGTATCTCGTTGGAATGAACAGATAAGCCCGTCCTCTTTGTAGATAACATGGTAGCCCGTTGGGTTGTTTTTACTTTTCATGGTGTTACTCCTTATGTTGTTTGTAAATGGTAAGACTGAACTGATTGAACGCTGACTGCATGGATACTTCTACCTCTACTTCTTTGGGTTTTGAGGACGGCTTGTCCTCAACTTGTTGCTTAGCCTGAGCCTTGAGTAATACGCATTGTTGCTTGGTTAGCATGGTGATTCTCCTGTGTAGTGCTTCTGTAATACGGCATCAACTTTATCCTCTGATGTCCTGAGGTACTTCGCAATGAAGGCAGGGCTTTTGCCCTTGTGATACAACATACAAACTATTAAGGTAAAGAAGTTAGTCATGCTTGCTCTGCCTCTCTGTCTAGGTGGTGTTCCATTTCGGTAATGGCATTGCGGATCTCTGCTTCGGTAAACCCGTGCTTCTTAGCGAGTTTCTGCATACTGAATGGGTCGTTGTATATCTCAAGGAAGTCTAGGTAAATCTGTTGCGTTAAGTTGTTCATTGCTGACATGATTAACTCCTGTGTTGTGATACTTGTTGGTGAGAAGGGGCGAGGTTTGACAGATAACTAAACAGCCTTGAAGCCTCGCCCGCTTGATTACTTCTTACGACTAACACGACTGAAGAACTTGTCTTGCTGAGCCTTACTCAATGACTCAACCAACTCAAGAGCTTGCTCAACAGGATCAACCTTGGCACGAACCTTGGGCGTAGAACCTTTCTTCTTGGTAGGCGTGACCTTGAAGTTGTTACGCATAAAAGCCCTAGCACTCGACTCGGCTGTACTACCATGCTGATCAAACCCTAGCAAGCCCTTGCTAGAACCTTTCTCCATCAGCTTAGGCTTGACCCCATACTTCTTACCAATGACTTCTGCAACACGATTGCGTATCACATTTCGTTCCTCAGGACTTGCCTTTCTCCATTCGGGTATCAATGCCTTGACAGCCTTGGCATAATCCGTACCAGCTTTAAGTAACGCCTCAAGAGAAGCGAAGTAGTTGTTAACGATTGTTGCGTTCATAGCTAAACTCCTATCAAAAGTAATTGAGGACAACTTGTCCTCAAACGAAAAGAGCCAAGCGGTTAGGCTTGGCTCGGAACACCGACTGATCACTCAATCGATACCTCTATTATACCACAACGGCTTGTGGAGAACTATGTGTGGCTAGGCGTGAACCCCACCCGATACCCACCAACCCGTTTTGCTGTCGTGCGTGCGTGGCGGATACAACACTGTTCCTCAGCCATAATTTTAATTTATGTCAAATTTTGTAAAAAAAATAAGGGGGCATGTCAAATCTTATACACCGGCACTACAAAAAATTCCACGCTATAATTGGTGCGTTGCAACATAAACCTTGTGTAACATAAACGAGTCAATAACCTACTTAAGGAAACATATATGAATTATTTTGATTTCACTAAACAAACCAAGCAGTTCGAACAGTTGGCAGAGCGCATCAAAGAAGTAAACGAGTTTTGGATTAACGCTTTTGTCTCAAGCATCAAGCAGTTCACCAAGTAATAAAAAAAACCCCCACGTCTTAGGTGGGGGTTTAAACGAGGATGTACTAACATCAACCATAGCCCAAACGAAGGAGGAAAAGCTACGGTAAACAAATTATACACAAAAAACTGAAAAACAATATATACTCCAGCCATACGTGATCACCACACGCAACCAAAGGGGAAGAGCAGTTGTTTTTAGAACACTTAGTCACAGCGTCCGCAGCAGACTATATACCAGACACCTTCTCTGGCGAAACCTTTGACCCCCTAGAAGACCTCACCCCAGCGCAAACACTTAGCGCACAGCACAAAACCAGTAAATGGCTAGAGGCTTTTCAAGACGATGACGAAGCTACACTAACCGAAGCCCAAGAAGAAAAAACGGTTGACGCCTTCAATGCGTTGACAACCAGAGACCCCAACGCAAAACAAAAATTACTCGAGCTAGACTTACCAGAAGAGATAAAGACAGCCGTAGGCATGGTGACTGCGTACCAGTGGAAGTTTATTGAGCAAGCAGAAGAGTTACGAAGCATGGCAGTAACCCATATTGTCAAAGAAGTTAGCCACCCAGATGCAAGAATAAGATTAAAAGCACTAGAAATGCTAGGCAAGGTTACAGAAGTCGCCCTTTTCACTGACCGCATAGCGGTCAAAAGTGAGGATGTTAGTGATGAGGAATTGGATGCACGCATAAAAGAGAAGCTGGGTAGGTACATGGGTGCGGTAGATGTGGTCGATGTAGAAGACGTGTATACAAAAGACGAAAAAATCGACACATGAACATAGATGTACATAAAAACCCCAAAAACGTATACATGAATCTAGATTTTTTTACCCCAGAAGAAGCAATGGCGGCGCAAAAAGCGCTAAAAGACATGGACAAGGTCGAGAAACTGGCATTTTTAGCCGATCTTGAGAAAAAAGAACACAGGTTTGAGGTACACACCTCTAAAACTAACCCGATAGAGTTTGCAAAACGCATATATCCTGGGTTTAAAGTAGGCCCGCACCACAAACGCTTAGCTAAAATCTTTCAAGACGTAGTCGATGGTAAGAAAAAGCGGGTCATTATCAACATTGCACCTCGTATGGGTAAGTCGGAGTTCAGCTCTTACTTATTTCCTGCTTATTTTTTAGGTAACTTCCCACATAAGAAAATTATCATGGGTACCCATACGGCAAGTTTGTCTGAGGACTTTGGACGACGGGTGCGAAACCTAATAGATAGTGAGGAATACCGTGAAATCTTTCCAAATACCGTCGTCGCAGACGACCAGAAAGCGGCTGGGAAATGGAGTACTGGTGCTGGTGGTCAGTACTACGCAGCTGGTGTTGGCGGGGCTTTGGCTGGTCGCGGAGCAGATCTATTTGTTATTGACGACCCACATTCTGAACAAGATATGAAAGCAAACTCAAGGCTGGCGTTTGATAACGCCTGGTCTTGGTTTCAAACGGGTCCCTTGCAACGGTTAATGCCTGGCGGGGCAATCATAGTAATCATGACTAGGTGGTCGTTGTTAGATTTAACAGGGCGTTTAATTGACTATCAGATAAAAAACCCAGAGACCATACCTTGGGAAATCGTAGAACTGCCCGCCATAGTTAACGCTGGTACAGATGATGAAAAATCGCTTTGGCCTGCGCAGTGGAGCCTTGAAGCGTTAAAAAACACCCAGAATTCCATAGACCCACGGTACTGGAATGCCCAGTACATGCAGAATCCGACTAGTGACATGAGCGCACTGGTAGGGCGAAAGGATTGGAAAATATGGGAAGCAGACGATCCGCCCAAGTGTGAGTATTTGATTCAGTCTTGGGATACGGCGTTTGAAACAAAAAACAACAGTGACTATTCTGCGTGCACAACATGGGGTGTTTTCTACGATAACGAGGATAAACGCAGCCCCAACATCATTCTGCTTGACGCATTTAAAGACCGCATGACCTTCCCGGAACTCAAACAGATAGCCCTTAAGCATTACAAAGAGTGGACACCAGATGCGTTTATTGTGGAGAAAAAGGCGGCGGGTGCCCCGTTAATTCAAGAACTTCGCCTCATCGGTATTCCGGTGCAGGAATTTTCACCCTCACGCGGCAACGACAAAATGGTTCGTTTAAACGCTGTAGCGGATCTGTTTACATCTGGTAAAGTATGGGCACCAGACACACGTTGGGCAAGAGAAGTAATTGAAGAAATTGCTAGTTTCCCAGTTGGCGAACACGATGACTTCGTGGATACTTGCACACAGGCGCTACTGCGTTACAGGCAGGGGGGCTTTATTAGCCTTGAAACTGATGAACAAGAAGATTTAACTTACAAATACCGCAGACGTGCGGCATATTACTAGGACAGAAATGGCTACTCAAAAATACATGGGCAAAGGTGTTTTGTTAGAAAGACTAACAGAGCAAATGCGCACACAAAAGAGTCCCCCTAAAGACCCGGAAGCTACGGCGCGTGCTGTATTGATGGCGCGTGGTATGGTAGATAATGAAGGTGCTTATACCAAAAAAGGTATGGCACGAAACAATATGACGGCAGAAGAGCGGGCTAAAGACCGAGCTTCAAAACGCACTGGTAAACCAGCAAGTGCGTTTGGCTACAACCCAAAAACAAACATGGCTTTAAGGAAAAAATCATGAGCATAGAAAAAAGTTTATACGCAGCCCCACAGGGTTTAGAAGGCTTGGAAAACGAAGAGCCAGACATTGAGATTGAGATCGAAGATCCGGAATCAGTAAAACTCAGCCTTGACGGTGAAGAGATTCTTAGTATTGAAAAAGGCGAAGATGACGCTAATTTTGATGAGAACCTTGCCGATATTCTAGATGATGGCGTTTTGCAATCGCTAGCAAGTGATCTTTCAGAAGATATTGATAATGACATTGGCTCTCGCTCTGACTGGGAGAAAATGTACAAAGAGGGCATTACGCTCTTGGGTTTGAAGTTTGAAGAAAGAACTGAGCCTTGGGATGGTGCTTGCGGTGTGTTTCACCCGATGATTACAGAAGCGGTAGTACGTTTCCAGTCAGATACCATCATGGAGACTTTCCCAGCAAAAGGACCTGTACGTACGCAAATCATTGGGCGGGATACCCCAGAGAAGAAAGATGCGGCTACTCGTGTTGAAGACGACATGAACTACCAGTTAACAGAGAAGATGCCTGAGTACAGACCTGAGCACGAGAAGATGCTCTGGAATCTGCCAAGTGCTGGTTCGGCGTTTAAGAAAGTGTATTACGACCCCAGCCTTGGGCGTCCAGTATCGGTATTTATACCTGCCGAAGACATTATGCTGCCGTATGGGATTAGTGAGATAAATACGTGTCATCGCATCACGCACCGCATGCGCAAGACTAAAAATGAGCTGTTAAAGCTAATGAATGCTGGCTTTTACCGTGACATTGAGCTAGGTGAACCAGATAAATTTACTAGTGATATTCAAGAAAGCAAAGACAGAGAGACTGGTTTTTCTGCGTCAAACGATGATCGCTTTGAACTGTACGAATCACACGTTGACCTTGACATCGAGGGCTATGAAGATAAAGACGAAGACGACGAGCCCACCGGGATTGCGTTGCCTTACGTAGTAACCATGCTTCGTGGTACCAATGAAATTCTAGCTATTCGCCGCAACTGGAGAGAAGACGATGACCTCAAACTTAAGCGCCATCATTTTATACATTACCAATACATTCCGGGCTATGGCTCGTACGGTTTTGGTTTGTTCCATCTTATTGGTGGCTACGCTAAGTCTGCTACTAGCATCATGCGTCAGCTCGTGGACGCCGGAACCCTCTCCAACTTGCCCGGCGGTCTCAAAGCCCGTGGCTTGCGTATAAAAGGTGATGACACACCGATCGCACCGGGTGAGTTCCGTGACGTAGATGTAGGTTCAGGCAGCATTAGAGACAACATCTTGCCGTTGCCATACAAAGAGCCGTCGGTAGTTCTGTCTGGCTTGATGGATAAGATCATTGATGAAGCACGTCGTTTTGCCGCAACATCTGATATGAAGATTAGCGACATGTCTAATCAGGCGCCAGTGGGTACTACGCTGGCTATATTGGAAAGAAGCCTAAAGGTAATGAGTGCGGTACAAGCCCGTGTTCACTACGCTCTCAAGCAAGAGTTGCAGCTTATCGCTGGTTTGATCCGTGACTACACCGATCCTGACTACACCTACGAGCCAGAAGAAGGTCGTCCAAGCGCCAAGCGCGAAGACTACAGCATCGTTGAAGTAATTCCAGTAAGCGACCCCAACGCAGCAACTCTTTCTCAACGAGTTGTCCAGTACCAAGCCGTTATCCAGATGGCGCAGATGGCTCCGCAGATTTATGACTTGCCGTTCCTGCACCGTCAGATGCTAGATGTGTTGGGTATCAAGCACGCTAGCAAACTCGTGCCGTTGGAAGATGACGAGAAGCCAAAAGATCCTGTAACGGAAAACCAGAACGCACTGCGGGGCAAACCACTCAAGGCGTTCTCGTATCAAGATCACGAAGCGCATATCAAGGTTCACCAGTCTGCCATGACGGACCCAATCGTTATGCAACTCATTGGACAGAACCCACAGGCTCAGGCAATCATGGGGTCTATGCAGGCGCACATTGCCGAGCACGTTGGATATGCCTACAGAAACAAGATCGAGCTAGCGTTGGGTGTAGCACTACCGAACCCAGAAGACGAATTGCCACCAGAGTTGGAAAAAGAAATCAGCCGCCTTATGGCAGAAGCAGCACCACAAGTGCTTGCAGAGTCCAAAGCTATGGCTGCACAGCAGCAAGCCCAGCAAAACGCCCAAGACCCTGTATTACAGATGCAGATGCAAGAATTGCAGATTAAACAAGGCGAGCTGGAGCTTAAAAAGCAGAAGATGCAGATTGATGGCGCCGCTAAGGTTGATGAACTTAACCTTAAGAAACAAGAACTTGAGTCCAAAATGGAGATGGACATGGTTAAAATTACCGAGCAAAACAAGGTAAAAACCAGAGAAATGCAGATAAAAGAACAGCTTGAAGGCACCAAGATTGGTGTAGACATTGCTAAATCACGGGCTCAAATGTACAAAAAACAAAAAGGAGAGTAATAAATGGATGTATCAACGATGAATGTATTACAGGTATTACGCGATAAATTTCGTGCAGATATGAACAACTTTACTGACGATTTGGCAAATGGTCAGTGCGCGTCCTTTGAGCAGTACAAAGAACTTTGCGGGGTGATTCGAGGTCTAGCCTATGCAGAGCGCCATTTAATTGACCTCGCTGAAAATATAGAGAAAGACAACGATGAGTGAAACCATCGCGTTACCAGAAACGGAATTAGTCCTGCCGCCGGGCGTTAAAGCCCCAGAAGTGGATCAAGAGTACGAAGCAGCAGAAGATAAGGCAAAGGCGCTACCCGACCCTAAAGGTTGGCGTTTGCTCTGTGCATTAATCGACCCTGACGACGCATTTGATAGTGGGATTGTTAAGGCAGATAAAACCAAAGAAATTGAGGAATTGACCTCACCAGTGCTGTTTGTTATAAAACTGGGGCCTAGCGCCTATGATGCGGAAAAATTCCCAGAAGGTGCATGGTGTAAAGAAGGCGACTTCGTTATTACCCGCCCGTATACAGGAACCCGTCTAAAAATTCACGGAAAAGAGTTTCGCTTGATTAATGATGATCAGGTTGAAGCAACTGTTGAAGACCCACGCGGCATTACCCGCGTATAAAGGAGATACACATGGCAGATAACGACTACAAATTCCCGCATGAGATTGAAGAAGAACAGTCAGAAACTAAGGGTAAACCCGAAGACGACTTTGATATAGATATTGACGCAGAAGGTGACGTTGATATCCAAATCGAAGATGACACTCCTGAAAAAGATCGTGATGCAAGACCCCTTGGTTATGAAGTTGAAGACCCTTCAGACGAAGAACTTGATGAATATTCTAAAACTGTTCAGCTTAAAATAAAAAAACTTACACACGCACGGCATGATGAAAGACGCGCCAAAGAAGAAATTTCGCGTGAAAAAGACGAACTTGAACGTATGGCTCGTTCTATTTTGGAAGAGAACCAGCGGCTCAAAGAATATGTAAAAAATGGTGAAGTTACCTACGCAGAAACCTTACAGGCTAAGGCTGAAGCGGAAATGGAGATGGCACGCCGCAGGTATAAAGAAGCACAAGAATCTTACGATTCTGACGCTATGCTCGCGGCACAAGAAAACTTGACAGACGCTAAGATGAAATTAGAGTCTGCAAAAAATTTCAAGCCTACCCCTTTACAAAACGACAATTCTGGTGTACAAATACAACCATCGTCCCAAGAAGCACCGAGACTCGACGATAAAACCTTGCGCTGGCAAGCAAAAAACCAGTGGTTTGGGTCTCCGGGGTACGAAGAAATGACAGCTTTTGCACTAGGGCTGCACCAAAAACTAGTGGCTACGGGAATCGACCCCCGCTCTGATGATTATTTTTCTCGTGTTGATGGACGCTTAAAACAAGTGTTCCCTGAGTTATTAGGTATTTCTGAGTCAGCTGACAGAAAGGCTGATCCAGTTAAGAAACCCGCAACTGTAGTGGCCTCTTCTTCCCGCTCTACCGGAGCAAAAAGAGTAGTCAAACTAACTACAACCCAACAAAGGTTGGCAGATAAATTTGGCTTATCCCACAAACAATATGCACAAGAAGTTCTTAAACTGGAGATTTAAAAATGGCTAATAAACGCACACCCCGGGATTTAGAAACCCGCGAAAAAACCGAAACTCGTTATGTTTACAAACCACCGAGCTCATTGCCTGATCCAACACCAGACCCAGATTATGTATTTCACTGGGTAGCAACAGCGATCGCTGGACAACCGAACGACACTAACGTGTCTCAAAAGTTCCGTGACCACTGGGTGCCATGTAAGGCAGTGGATCATCCCGAATTGCAAATTCAAGCAAACAAGGATGGAAATGTTGAAATTGGTGGCTTGCTTTTATGTAAGAAACCAAGAGAGATGGCTGAAGCTAGAGATACCTATTACGACCAAAAAGCTCGTAATCAAATGGACTCTGTAGACAACAGCTTTCTACGTAATAGTGATGCCCGCATGCCCCTGTTTAGTGATCGCAAGAGCACAACAACTAAAGGCGGTGGGTTTGGTAACGGAATCAAATAATTAATTTAACTAGGAGTTTAATATGGCTTACCCAACCGTAGATAAACCGTACGGACTAAAACCAGTCAATTTGATTGGTGGTCAAGTCTTTGCGGGAGCAACTCGTCAAATGGAAATTGCAAGTGGCTATGCTACTAGCATTTTCTATGGCGATTTAGTAAAACGTATTTCCGATGGAACGATTGAGAAAGACACTGGTACAGCTACAGCTACACCTTGCGGTATATTTTTAGGTGTTAGTTTTACCAATTCCTCAACTGGTCAAGTTCAACAACAACAGTTCTACCCAGCAAGTCAGTCAATCGCTTCGGGGAGTAAAATTTTTGCTGTGGTTGCAGATGATCCTGATACGTTGTTCCAGGTTGCTGTAGTTTCTAGCGGAACAACTGTTACTGGTGTTGGCATTACTGCCATTGGAAATAACACCACGTTGGTACAGAATGCAGGTATCACCACGACAGGTAATTCCCAAGTAGCTGTTACGGCTGCCACTGCCACAACCAACACTTTGCCTATTCGTATCATTGATGTAGTTCGGGACACCGCAACTGCCGCCGATAACTTCCCTGAAGTTATTGTCAAAATCAATGCGACTATGCATCAGTACAACAACGCCACTGGCGTATAAGGAGCATAAACTATGGCTATTTCACGCGCACAACTACTGAAAGAGTTGCTCCCCGGTTTGAACGCATTGTTCGGTTTAGAGTACAAGCGTTACGGCGAAGAGCACAAAGAGATCTACGAAACTGAGAAATCAGAACGTAGTTTTGAAGAAGAAACCAAGCTGTCCGGCTTCTCTGCTGCACCAGTCAAAAACGAAGGTTCTGCCATCGCTTATGACAATGCACAAGAGGCATTTACAGCACGTTACAACCACGAAACAATTGCTTTGGGCTTCTCAGTTACTGAAGAAGCAATCGAAGATAACTTGTATGACTCACTGTCTGCTCGTTATACCAAAGCATTAGCTCGTGCAATGGCATACACCAAGCAAGTTAAAGCTGCTTCTGTATTGAACAACGGCTTCACCAACTCTGCCCAGTACTACGGCGGCGATGGCGTTCCACTGTTCTCAACAGCGCATCCTTTAGTTTCTGGTGGCACTAACAGCAACCGTCCTACAACTGGCGCTGACTTGAATGAAACTTCGTTGGAAAACGCTGTTATTCAAATCGCTGCTTGGACTGACGAGCGTGGTCTGTTAATTGCCGCAATGCCACGTAAGTTAATCATCCCACCAGCACTGCAATTCGTTGCAACCCGCTTGTTGGAAACTAACTTGCGCGTAGGTACAACTGACAACGACATCAACGCATTGAAGAACAACGGTTCAATCCCAGAAGGTTACGCAATTAACCACTACTTGACCGACACAAATGCTTGGTTCTTGACAACTGACGTACCTAACGGCATGAAGCACTTTGAGCGTATGCCTTTGGCTAACAACATGGACGGCGACTTTGATACTGGTAACGTACGTTACAAGTCTCGTGAGCGTTATTCGTTTGGTTGGTCTGATCCACTCGGAATGTTTGGTTCACCCGGCGCTTAATAAACACACTATAGTGTTTTGACCCCGCTCATAAAGCGGGGTTTTTCTTTTCTTGCCAATGGTGTATTCGATGGCAGTTTGCACACAATACGATACACTTTTTTAATTCTTTTTGTAGTTTGACGTATTGCCCATTTGACAACAAACGATGGATGTTTGCTTCTTTTTTTGTTGGGTCTTCATGGTGAAAGTCTAATGCTGCTGAATGGGCAAACCCGCATTTGGTACAGGCTAGAGTAGCTTTATATTTTTTCCACTCTGTTTTAAATATTTTCTTTTTATCGGCTGCTTTTTGTATTAGCGCTTTTCGGTTTGCCTCGTAATGCTTACGGCTTTGAATTTTGTTATACGCCTTTTTAACTTTTGGGTCTTTATAGGGCATCGTCTAGCTTATAAGTTTTGACTGGCTCGCTACTATTAATGTCTACGTTACAAGCCCACTTAACGGCCTCTTCTGCCGTTAAACCCATACGCATACAGACTTCAGCCGCCATAGCCCCAGAGCCAATAGCCATAAAAGTTCGCACCCGTTCCCACTCTAAATCGTCCCCGCAGGAAAACAGCCCGTCTTTAGTTAGCTTGATAAAAGAACTGTTGGATTTAAGTTTAGGTTTTGTTTTGTTCTTTTTGCTTAGGTAGTCTAAAACCTTTTCGGCATCACAGTAGTTACCTGCTATGCCCATCCACCCACCTTCTATCGGAAATATCTTGTCTTCAAAATATTTAATGCCCGAATCGGTGTCAGTAAACTGACTATCCGCTACAAGAATTTTCTTGCCCCAGTCACCAACGATTGTCGTCATTTCTGTGGTACCTATCTTTAGGGTTTTTAATCATACTTTGAATCAGGCTATCAATCGTACTAAACCATTGAATAACCTTCATACCGTTTGCTTGGTATATCGTAAAACTCATGCGGTTTCTTTGGCAACAACTTTATATACTTGATTTGCTATGGCTAAAACGTGCCCAATATCTTTAGGGCTTAACTGACCCATCAACTGCAGTATTTTTATAACAGCAACATCGTTATCTAGTGGGGTGGGTTTAACTAAAGACTCAATCATTTAGTAGCCATTATATATAGACCAACGTTTCCAAAAGCATACCCCGCATAACAAATTGCCATGCCTATGTTTCCTTTAAAGCATTGTTCCGCAGCTATGTATATGTAAATTAGCCCAGTAAGAATAATTAGCCAAGAACTCATAATTTCCTTTTTTTACATTCTAACCAAAAAAGTGCTACACATTGTTAAAAATGTAGTAATATAGTGGAAACTGGGAAACCAGCTTATTAAACTGTCCCAGCAGACGCATACACGATTAATAGGCTTACTTTGTATGGAGAATTAACATGGCACGATCCACATTTCAAGGTCCAATTCGTTCATTGGGCGGCATTTATCAACAAGGTCCAGCTACTATTGTTGAAATTACAACCGACACCACCTTAAACCCAGAGGCTCATGGCGGGCGTATTATTTCCATTGGTGGTTCTTTAGCGGCTGCCTTAACCCTAACCCTACCAGCCATTAACGCCTCAGCCAATCCAATCACATCTGGTCCTGGTCAAGACCCAAGCACAGCCAATAATGAAGGCGTTGTGTACACAATCTGGGTTCCAACCACAATCTCTACTTCTTCCTTGAAGATTGGTACTGACGGCACAGACAAGTATGTAGGCGCTATATTGTCTATTGATACAGACACTTCTGGTGCTGCTGTAGGCTTCGTTGCTGGTGCAAGTGATGACTTTATTAACTTTAACGGTACAACTACTGGTGGAGTTGCAGGTACATTTGTACAGATCTACGCAATTGCTGCACTAAAGTATATGGTTACAGGCACAGTGCTAGGTTCTGGTACTGTTGCTACTCCGTTTGCTACTTCTTAATTAATCTGGCGGACTAGGGAAAACCCTAGTCTACTCAACATCTTAGGAGATTAATTATG